CATCATACATTGTAGTCTCTAAACCTTTAAAACTTAAAGTAACGGCATTTAATAAAGTATTAGCTTTGTTTGTTTCTATAGATGTTTGACTGTTTACTTTAGTAACTATAGTACCACTTTTTACATCAGTACCCGTAACACCTAAACCAACAGTTATTGGTCCAGTTACTTGAGTTGGTGTGTTTAAAATAAGTGCTTTTGAGTTTGTAACATTACCGTTTAAACCAGCTGTAGCAACTATAGAAGCGGCTTGAGTACTAGCGTTTAAAACTTCTATACATTCGTAAGGATTATATTTAGAAACTGATATAGAGTCTTCATCAGTATAATAAGTTGGAACAACATATGTATTTGATGGGTTGTCTGTTGGGTTAGCTAAATTAACATTTATTTTTCTAGGTTGATTTCTATTGTCTGTCCAGAATAAAAGACCTTCTATAATATTAACGCCTATAATAGGATTTGTTTGTGAAAAATTTAAAAAAGCACCTTCAACTAAAACCTTATAATTATCACTACCGCTAGTACTATAAGAAAGGATATAATTTTTAGCGCTTGGATTATATATTATTCTATCTTCAGCCTGAGTGTCAAAATAATCAGTCCAAAAACTATATATAGTTGTACTGTTTTCATCAACAAACTGACCAATACATTTTATATTAGCAGCACCTACAAGAGTAGAAAAACTTGATTGAGCAGAGGAAAATAATACTTCTTTATTACCTAATACATTTTCTAACGCCCCTACGTCTGCACCTTCTGATCTACTGATCTGAACGTTTTGTGCGTCTCTATATTCTCCAGACGGTATCAACCTGTCATCCAGGTCTTTATTCATCTTGGACTTTATAAAAGCATTTTTAACTTCTGCCATTTACGTGTAATTATTATTATTATCTAATTTAGTTTTGTCAGATATTGTATTTAACGCTTCTAAATAATTTTTTTCTCCATATTGTTTTATCATGGAATGATCATAACCCTGGTTTTCATTTTTTTTAAAAGTTCTGTTTTTTAACAATTTCATATCATCATCCGTTATAGGTTTGTTAAATATATCAACACCTTTTTCCATTAAATACTTTCTTGAACTTTGTAGACTAGCTCTAAGTTCTCCAGGTTTTTTTATATACTTGTTTTTAATATTAGTACTTATATTTTTAATAAAATTTTTATCTGACTCAGGCATTAAATAATTATTCAGATGACTTACTTCGTGGGTAATTGTGCCTTTTAAGTCTGCTTGGAATTTAGGATTAGGATTAATCTTTATTTTGTTGCGATAATAAGTTCCCATTATTTTGTTATTTCTTGCTTCATCTGTCTCATCCCATTCTTTGGGCTCAACCTTGTCAAGATTTTTATTAAATTCCTTTGTTAAAAATTCAGTACCAAAATCAAAAGCATTGTATGGTTTGCCATCTTTTTTCCCAGGAAAACTTTTATCTTTTTTAACACTGTTATCTAATAATTTTTGACCCATAGTGCTATTGACCCATTTTTTTTCAAAATCAACAAACGGTCTAATGTTTACCATTGGTGATTTTTTCATCTTAAGATTATGATCATCGTCCGTACCATCATGTCGCGCAGGCCCATGATAATTATCAAAATACTTATTTTTAGATTTTGCCATGTATTATGATTTTATCCATTTAGATTTACCTCTCATAACCTGAACTATTTCATCCAGTTTAATGTTAGATAATCTTAGTTTTGCATTTCTTAGTTTAGCACTTTTTTCTCTACGTAATCTTTGTATTACATACTCAGGTTGATTTATTCTACTAGCTAGTATTGCATGAATAATATAAGCATACATAGCTTCTTCTGCTAGCTTAGGAACTTTAGTATCCATATCTGAAGCTAATCCATCAGATACATATTCAAGAATTATAAGTTTATCTACTAAGTTAGCTGAAAAAGACATTTTACCTTCTCTTTCATTTAAGTTAAACCAACCGTTAGCTTGTGTAAGTTGAGGATCTAAACCGTATTGTTGACCAACACTTCCTCCAGCGTTTCCAAACATACCCCAATTGTAAGCCCACATATCATTAGTGAAATCGTTTGCATTAAAAATTCCATTAACAAGTTTAGTATTGGCCTCATGCCATCTTTCTTGTGTTATAGAAGTACCCTCTATATCATTGCCAAAAGCATCTTGAGTTGGTATTCCTGTTGAATCTTGTGCTTGCGTATAATAAGGACTTGTTGTTAAGTTGTTTGTAGGATAAAGAGGATGTAAAACACCTAATCTATCTACCCACGAACATTTAACATAATTTACATAATCTTGTGGAAGTACTAAGGTTAAACTTGGTGGTATTGTTAGCTCAGCAGATTTAATACTTTTTAAAGTATCATAACTAAATTCTTGTAAAGCTCTTTTAGCGTGAAATATTAAATCAGTTCTTTTTACACTAGGTATTAGTTTACCTGCACCAACGTATGCAATTAAAAAATTGTTAATTACATCATTAAGTTTAGTATATTGATAGCTACCATAATTGTCTTCAGTTGCTTGGCCATATGCTTTTTCAGCTTCTGTTGAACCATACTTACCACCGGTTAATATAGTTAACTGTACAGCTATATGTTGATTTGCTCCAGGTGCAGCGGTAAGAGTAATTATTTTACCATCTGTAACAGTAAAAGCCGTAAGCCATTCTGACCATGTTCCTGGTACTGCTGATGCACTTGTGTATATTTTAAAATTATTTAAACCGTAGTTTAAGCTATTTGGATTCCAATCGCCTAAATAAAGATCTGTATCAAAAGTTGTAGTAAAAGACTGACCAGCAGTGTTACCTGCATTTCCTTTAAAGCCTTGTGAGCCTTGAAAATACTGTTGTGCAGTTTCAGTTACTAGTCCGTCGTTAGGTGGTTGTATTGCCATTTTTTATTAACTTTTTTGATTTACTTCTGTAGCTTGTTCTTCAGCAGCTGCTACTTGTATAAGTTGAGGGTCTTTAATTATAACACCTGAGTACAATAAGATTTTAATTATTAAAGAAGTTTGTTCAGACTCTGATAATTCAAAGTTTTGAGATGTAGCTGGATCATAAACATATTGACCAACAGCACCTAGAGAATATCCCCATACAACGTTTCTAGGTTTTCTTACAAAATCCACAGTTATATCTCCAGCACTTATTATTGTATTAGGGCTGATGTAAAGTTTGTTGTTTTCGTAAAGATAATTAGGGAAGCTGTTTGTAGCTCTAGTAAGTGGAGATCTTTGTATTTGATAATAATCACTTCTTTGTAGTCTTTGTATTTCTACGGGATTACTTGAAGAGTTATAAGTTACCGTTCCTATTCTATAAAAAGAAACTGTTGTTGAAGGAAAGGGTGGATTTACAGGTTCAACACCTGAATATATAATTGTATTACCGTAACCATCTATGGCTGGTAAATTCCAAAAGGGATTTGTTGGAGTAGTAGTATTATAGGTAGCATTACCAAAAGTTTTAAATATAGCTATTCGTTCATCTATATTCTCTATCCTATCAGAATAATCTACATCGGCTTGTGGCACACGCAACTGTTGATTAAGATCTTCAAAGTATTGTTCAAAAATCTCTAATTGTGACTGAGTGCTTATTTTATTAAACTCGTCAGGAGTAATGTATCCTCTCTGTTCTTTATTTAGTATTGTTAATACAGTACTGTAAACCTGATTTACGTTTATTGCCATGTTAATTTTATTATTTTAATAATCAGGTAGCCACCTAGTGACCACCTGTTATTATAATTACCTGTTATTTTAGTTTTTTCTCGATAGACTTGTATATTTCTACACCTTCGTCTGTCTTTAAAAAAGCAGCAAATGCTGAATAAGGGTTTTCATCAAATGGTATTGTCATTAATTTCTTGCCATTAGAAGCCCATGTAAAGTTACGTTGGTCATCAGAAAGCTTTATAACGTGTGCTTCAGTTGCTCTGATACCAAAGTTTCTTAATACTACATTTTCATCATTAGCTAATTCTATAAATAGCGATGGATTTCTTTTAGCAAATAAAAGTAAATCTCTTTTTATTTCTTTAGAGCTTAATTTATTTACTCCAGATCCAAACTCTACCCTAAGAACTGCTTCAGCATGTTCTATATCCATTGACTTAGCTGCGTTCAATGCTTGTATTTCAAACTCTAACTCATCTAATTCACTTACAGCTATTTTTTGTGGTTCTAATTCATCGAACCTATGTATTCTTAATGGGTGATAAATTGATAGTAATTTTTGTAAGGCTTGCTCTTCTTTTTTCACAGCTAAAACCCCGTCTTTAAATACTATATGACCCATAGTTGCCTCTCCTTTTTGTTCATCTACAAATACAGAGGCTTGATTTGTTGCGTATCTTAATTCTCTTTGAGTTCCGTTTTCTTTATCAAACCATAGTAAAGGATGTTTTCTTGTATGTTTACTAGGTATTGTAAAGGTTAATGGGGAACTTTGACCTGTTAGATAGTAGTTTCTATCTTTTATTTCCCAACCTTCCGGCTGAGTTATTTTTTGTTTTGACATAATATTATATAATTAAATAGTTTAAAAAAAAATAAGTACCCCCGCCATTTGACGGGGATAATTATTATAGTTGGATTATTTTATAATCCTTTGAATAATACGAAATTATTCGCAGCTTGAGTTACTAAACATCTTTCAGATAAGAAGTTAACTTCCATTGCATCTAAAGATGAAGTGAAAGCACCACCTACTGAACCAGTTAACCAAGATTTCATTCGTCTGTCGTCAGTTTGTGACGCTCTATAACGAACATGTAAAAATGGTCTTCTAATGTTAGTACCTAAAATCTGATCATAAACAGTTGATGTACCAGCTGGTATTAAAACTCCTTCGATTGAAGCAGGTCCAACTTGCGCACCTCTTGTAGAAGCATCATTTAAGTATTTCCAGTCTGTTTTGTAAAAGTCATAAGAACCTCTTCTAAATCCTGAGAAACCAAGATTTAAAGCCATTTCTTCAGAGTTTTCAAATAAACCGAAAGCAGTTCCTCCAGCAAATCCACCAGAGATAGATCCTAGCATATCGTCAAAATCAAGATTAGAAGATCTATTTAAGAAAAGCATGTTTTCTTCGATAGCTCCCTGAGTATCTAAATTTTTAAGAATTGCATCAAATGAATCTAAACCAGAAGAAGCACTGAAACCAACTTGTACATTACCTCTTGCTTGGATAGCAGCAAATAAACCTTGCATACCAAGTGACTGAGCAGTTAATGCACCAGGTCCACCAGCAGTTAATTCACCTTCTACCATAGCCATTTCTAAGTAATCTTCAAATCTAAGTCTTGTTTCAGACTCAGCTTTTAAGTACCATAAATAACCTCCAGTACCATCTTCAGTAGCAACTTCTACCCAACCGATCTGAGCAGTGTCAGAACCATTGATAGTATAAGTACTTCTAAGTATAATAGGAGAGTTAGAGAATTGAGTAAAGTTAGGTGTAACTGTTACTTGTGGATTGTTAACAGCAGCGTAAGTGTTAGCACCTACAGGAGCGTTAGCAGTTGATGTTCCTTTTTGAAATTCAGAACCGTAAACAAATATTTTCTTAGAAGCACCATCAGCAATTCCAGCAAGAGCTAAAGTTGCAAAACCATAAGGCTCTACAGTTAACTGTCCTGGGTTACCACCACCACCAGCTAAGGCTGTGTCAGATATTCTAACAAAACATTTTGCTTCGTTTCCAAAGTTATCCATTACAACAATTGTTGATCCTGGAGATATTACGTTTACAATAGGGTTAGCAGCATTTGCAGCAGTTACAGGAATAGTAATTGTTCCAGCAGCAGATGCAGATGTACAGTTATTGTATGCAATATGTAATCTATTTTGTTCAGACCAAATTACTTGATCCGATGTCATCGGCATTTCTGCACCGACCATACGTAAAAATCCTGATAACGTTCTGTTACCATATCTTTCTACTTCTTGTTCATACAATTCCGGTAGGTATTGTTGAGCAAAGTTGTTTGAGTTCGCACCAGCACCGTCAAATTGAAGGTAATTGCTAGCAAGAATTGATTGAGCTTGAGAAGGTATAATACTTCCAAACTGTGGACTTAAAGCCATAATTATTAATTTTTAATTAGTTAAATTTTTTAGTTTTTATTTTTAATTTTGTTGAATCCAATCCACTAATTGATTTTACTTTTAATCCGTTTACGAAAACGTTACCATCGGCAACCTGCCTTGGTTTTCCACTTGAGATATTTTTAGAACCGTCAACTATGGTTTTTACACCATCAGCTTTACCTTGTTCGTAAAAATGATTAGCAATTTTATCAGCATTCATAGCAGCATACAACGCTTTGTGATAACCCTTTGGATCATTTACAACTCCTTTATCATCTGTATATTTACCTATAAATTTACTAATATCGGTTTGTGTTTCACCAATTTGTTTAGGATTTGAAACTTTATATCTAAACTTTTTTTGCCCTAGCTCGAAATCAAACCCTTGAAATTCTGCGTTAAACATTTGGTTAGTTTTGTTTTTAAAATCCTGATGGTTTGTTTCCATCGTCTTTTGCTGCTCATTGTATCGGTTGAAAAAGTCCGTAGCCTTTTGTTGATCTTTAGATACACTAGGTCTCAACTTGATTTCCTGGTAATATTTATCTTTAAGAACGTCCAATTCTTTACGTGCTTTTGCAACTTCTTCTTTAAAAGCTAGTTTTTTCTTTCTTACATCCCTAGCTTCATCAACCTCTTCATCAAAATTAAAATTGTCTTCTAATAAGAAAGCAATTTCTTCTCCGTTTAAATGAGGTTTTGTTTGTTTATAGTATTCATTAAGTAAAGTAACATCATCTGTTTTATTGTAATCATGATTTAATCTTACGTAATCTTCTACTGTTCCACCAGTATCCTCCATAAAGGTTACTAGTTTATCTATATTTTCAGGTAAAGCTTTACCAAGAACTTGCTCGTCTCTTTGAGCTTCTGCAATCTCTTGTTTAATTTCTTTAACCTCTTGTTCTTGTTCTTGAGTTATTTCTTCGATTTCAACGACAGAATCTTCTTGTTTGGATTCTTGTACTTCCACGTTTTCGCTGGACCGTACTTGTTCATCCACCTTTTGTATATCTCCGGCTCGTTGATCCTCAGGTAATCCTCCTGTTTCTGGCTCTGAAATGGCATCGTTTTCTTTAGGTATTGTAACCTTTGTAACATCAGGCACTATTTCACCTGTTGCTTCTGGTTTTGTTAAATCAACTTTAATTGGATCATTATTGATGTTACCTAGTTTTTTAGGTAATTTTTTCTTTGGTGTCAATTTAAAGTCACCTTCCTGTTTAACAGGCTCATCTGTTTTTGTTTGTTCTGACATAATATAATATTATAAAATTAGTAATTATCTAGGGGTAAAAGCTTCTAATCCAAAGCCTCCTAAACTATCGTTGCTTGACTCAAAATCAACTGGTGGTCCATCATTTTGTCTCTGTTGTATCATTGTACTTTGTTGAGAACCTTCCATTTTAATTCTTTTGTCTTTTCGGTCTTCTATCTCTTGTTCTTTTCCAGCTTCAGTTTGTCTATTTGCTCTAGCAAGTTCGACATTATAATTAAACTCTTCTGCCATTAGCATACGTTTAATCTCTGCTTCTGTTTGCATTCTTTGTATTTCAAACTGAGATTTAGCTTGTTCTACATTAACCTTTTGTTCAGTTAATACTTGTTGTTTTTGTACTTCAGCCATAGCTGTTTTTTCAGCCAATTGAGCATTTGCAGCCGCTTGAGCTTGCATATTTGCTTGTTGTACTTTTTGATCTCTTTCTTGCTTTAACCTACGTCTTTGTTTAAGCATTTGGTTTGCAAGCTTTAAATTTTTTATTTGTCTTAAATCTATAGCATCCTCTAGTTCAATACCACCAGCTTGTAAAGCAACTTGTATGTTTTGTTCAAGTTGTGCTTTAGCTTCTTCATCAGGCTCTAGCTCTAAGAATATACCAAAATCATGTAAAGAAAGATTTTTCATTTCATCCAAAGTCGCTGTATTGTAAACAGATATACTTTGCATTAAAGATTGTCTAGTTAAAGGATTGTCTAATACATCAGCTAATTTTTTAGATATGTTTTCACATAATCTTAAACTTAAATATAAACTAGCATTATTAACATGCTTTGTAGCAATGTTTGATTGTTGAGCTGCAATTTTTTGTAACCCAACCAATGTATCTCTATCTGGTAAACTACCATCTCTAGCTTCGTTAAGACCGGTTACATCCCTTATCATTTGTAAATAATAATTATAAGTAGATATTAAAGCACTTATTTTTGCTTGCCCAGCTGATGAAGCTAATTCTTGAACAGGTACTTTACCTCTATTCATTTCACCGTCTTGAGTTAGTGATCTACCTACAACAGAACCAGTTTGAAAATACATATTCAAAGCTTCTGCTGGATTATAGTTTGTACCATTACCAAGATCAACTTCAGCTAATCCATCCATATCTAAAAATACACCATCTGGTACCATCCTAGATAATACTTGCTGTAGCTTTAAATGTGTTAATTGAATCATGTCAGCAAAACCCATAGTCTTAGTAACTAAAGATTCTATTCTACCTTTGTACATTCTTGGTGCACATATAGCATAATTCATTTCTACCTTTGTAGTATCAGCAAATGGACGAGTCATGTTTTCTGATAACTCCCATTTTAATAATACATCTGTACCTAAAACTTTAGCACCCTCAAATAAAACCTCTATACTTCTACTAACTCTTGAAAAAGAGTCTGACGGTGGAGGGTTAAATGTATCAGGCTTTTCTAATATTTTTTCTAAACCAGTATCAGTTTG